ACCAGCACCCCCGCCTCCGTCAGCCGCTTGGCTGCCTCTTTATTGCCAAGCAGGGCTAATTTGATATCATCCACCACAGATACCTCCCCATTGTTCGGCCATCGCCTTTGCCAATCCAGGAAACGTCTTGGCTCTGTTTTTCTGACGGTCTTTCCCGCCTCGCATAAACCACGTACCGGCCTCATGGCAGCCGCACTCCGGGTCTACGATGTCTGTCGGTTCCAATGGCGGCAGACCCTTCAGCCACAGACGGGTCTTTTTCTGTACTGGATGCCCGAACATCCAGGGCTGCACCTCCTGGCTGTGCGGCGGCATTTCATAAATTCTGCTTGATACTGGATTTTCAACACAGATTTTCGGGCAGTCCGCGTCCAGAAATTTCAGAAAAAACTCCTTTGCCTCCAAACCTTTCTGGTATCGCTCCTGATTGAGGATGCCGCCGCGAAACAGGTGCTTAGCACCAGCGTTTGACAAGTATGTACAGGGTGGAAACGCCAGAATCATATCCCACTGTATTTTCAGCAACTCCAGCGCGTCACATCTCAGATGCCACTCCGGATGCCCCCCGCTGCACGGCTCAATGTCGCAGCTGTACGCCTCATGCCCCAGCGCCCGGAACGCTTTGCAGACTTCCTGCGACTCCTCACAGGCCACCAACACCCTCATAGCTTAGCCGCCTCGTGATCACCCAGCAGGGCGCGCGTCTTATCGTCCACCGTTTGGCACCTCCTTGGCTGCTTTCCAGCGCTCTTTTCTGCTGCACGTCCCGCCGGCCGCATCACAAATGCTCTTGGACGAGCATCGTTCACATGGCCCAGCCTTAAAAAAATCTTTCATGTACATCGCGGTGGTTGATATGGAGTATCCGGTTGCCTGGGCTATCGTCTCCGGCCCATACCCGTCCAGCGCCATGCGCTCCAGCAAATCGCGGGACGGTTTTGGCTTTTTCGCTCTGGTATGTAGGAGGCAGCCAGCTCTTTTGGGGTTACAGTCCGGCAGCGGGCACTGTCCACAGATTGCCGCCTCCTCCGCGTCCCGCTCCGTAATATTGCGTTCCACGATCGGCTCCATCGCGTCCAGGCTGCGCCAGGGTGCCACCGCTCCGCTGATGCCGTAGGGGTCTCTGGTGATCACAGCTCCGTCACCTCCACCCGAATACATCCCCCGTCCCAAAGCCTATGTATGACCTGCCTGTACCAGCGGTGATCGTCGTCGGGCAGCAGGTATCCCTTGAGCGCGTCCACCACGGCTTTGGCGATTGCTGCGTGGTTGTCAATGTCCAGCCCGTCGTCCCATGCAAAGGTGATGGAGACCGGCCCACGTACCATCCCGCGCCTCACACGGGCCTGTTTCAGCGCGACCAGGGTCAGCGCATGGAGCTCGTCGGCGTCCTTCTTCCGCTGCGCCCAGTGCTTGCCGGAGTAGTAGGCGTTCAGCCCAAACCGGCGGCAGAAGGCCGACTTGCCCTTCTTCGTGGGCGGGTATGGTATGTTAAACGTGATTTTCTCCATCGTTCCGCTCCAACACTAGGGCAAACAGCGCATAGGCCACCTCGAAATGCCCCTTCGCCAATTCTACTCCGCCTCCGTCCAACGCAAAAATACCGATTTTCATATGACGCATGGCCTCTTCCGCCGCTATGCCTATCGCCTTATCCATGTCCATCTCTGGCTGCCTCCCAACTATATCTCTTTGTCGGGTTTCCTCCCGCGTCGTAGTATCTCCGTGATTTGGTGTCGAACATCAACGGGATTACCTCGCGGCTGCCGGTCTCTCTGGCCTTGATAATCCTGATCCTGGAGTCAACTTCGTCAGATTCTTTTGCCCGCTCAACAGAAAAAACATTGTCAGCGAGGTTGGTAATCTCCGCCGCCCCCGCAACGTCGTCTGCTGTCAGTCCCCGCTCCTCTCCAGCCTTCCTGGGATGGGCCACCAGATGCACATGTACATCGTGGCGTTTTGCGAAGGCGCTGAGTCTCTGCGTAAAAGCTTTCTGGGCCCCATAATGACCAAGCTCCACTTCTCCCTTCAGACTTGCGGTCATGATGTTGTCCACCAAGTACACCGAACACCCGTATCGGCGGTAGGCATACTCAAACAGGCGCAGTATGTTGTCCTCGTCATGGGCATTTGACTGTCGCAAATCGGTCAGGAGAAAGCTCCCTTCCAGCCATTGGTCAATCGCCCGAACAGCTTCTTTTGACGGCGCGTACTCCATCCGCCCCGTTCTGGGGTCTGGCTGCTCTACAAGATTCCTCGGCCCTGCGATCTGCGGCAGCACAAACCGTTTGAACTGCCTCGCCGGGAGCTCCCCGGAATAGGCACATACAGTTCGGTTCTGGTTGATTGATTCCACGAGCATCTGCCCGAGAAGCGTCGATTTCCCTTCGCCGCGCCTGCCTGTCCATACTGACAATTCGCCTCCCCGGAATCCGCCGGTGCAGTAGTCCAGCGGCACCAGCCCGGACATCATGCGGTTTTGCGAAATGGGCGCGTCCATCTCCACTTGCGACAGGTCAATCAGCCCCGGCCTCGGCACATCCAAAGCGCCAAACAAAAGGCTTTCTACCGCCTTTGGGCCAGCATTGTCCAGCAGTTCGACCACTGATTCATTCCCGCGAAACGCCGCCTTATCCGCCACAAGGATAGTGACCGGCACCCACTTCTGGAGCTGGCCTACAATCTCTTCCCGGTCTGCATCGTTTGGTGTTGCGACGAACACATAGCAGAACTGGGTGATAAACTCCGTGCAGGCAGCTAAGTCCTCCCAAGCCGCGTATCTGTTCTTGCACACGGCGTTAATACCAACCGCCGCCGCGTCCTCCGGCGTAGCGCACCACCAAAGTCCTGTCGGCAGGGATGGGTCAATCATTTCTGCCCGGAATGTCAGCAGCAGTGAAATATCGCTCTGGCTGGTCATGGTTCCCCCCCTTCCTGCGCTTCTCCCACGTCCGCACAGCAGCTTTCCAGTCTTTCATTTTGGCCTTCCCCAGCATCCACCCTCTGGCCGCGTAGTAGTCCACAAACTCCTGCGGGTCTATGCCGTTTTTGCGTGCAAGGCAGTATTCTCTCACCTCGTCCACCGTGGGAGGAACAAACACTTTTCTTTTTGACTCCGTAGGAGTCTTTTCTTTTGTCTTAGTCTTAGTCTTATATATGGGTAAAGTTTCTTGTAAAGGATTCTGTAAAGGAAACTGTAAAGGTTTATGTAACGTTTCCTGTAAAGAATCAATACCAGAATTTGATTGTTCCGATAGGGAATAGCGGCTCGGGGCCCCTTTTTTCCCTTGCTGGTATCGGATAAATCCAGCCTTTACAAGCTCGTCCCTCGCTCTGTAAGCGGATGGCTTTGACAATCCATTTGTCATTACCTGCAACCGAATGGTGTCTACTGGAACCCACTCAGGCCACCCAGCCCGGTTAAATACGTTCAGCAGCCTGAAGTACAAGACCTGCGCCGGAAGCGTCAAGTGGTTGTTTTCGATCCAACGGTTGAACTCATTAAGGTAATCAATGTAAGTCAACCCATCACCGCCCTAGAACGGGAGCTCTCCGTCGTCGTCCACCTCCGAGAACTCCTGCCCATTCTGTTCTGGAAATTCAGACTCTGGTGCGTTCCCCTCCGACTTCCGGCTGTCGCCAAAGTACACACTATCAGCCACAACCTCCAGGCTCGACCGCTTGTTCCCGTCCTTGTCTGTCCAGATGTTGGTTTGCAATCTGCCGTCTACCACAGCCATGCGGCCCTTGGAGAAATATTTGCTTACAAACTCCGCCGTGGAGCGCCATGCGGTCACATTAACCCAATCGGTGGTTTTTTCGCCAGTGGCCTTGTCTTTAAAATCCCGGTCAACCGCGATGGAGAAACTGACCACCGAGACACCGGACTGCGTGTGACGCAGTTCGATGTCCTTTCCAATGCGGCCCTGGATCACAACCCTATTTAGCATTTTGGCCCTTCTTTCTTGTATATCAATTTTGATTCATCCCATCCTGGGTATAAAGTGCGGAGGTAGTCCTGCATCTGCTTATGAAGCGGACCATCCGCCCCCTCGTTGTCAAATGCCGCATGGCACCGCTGGCAGCCTGTCCAAATGTTCTCTGGAATCCCAAGACCGCCCTGACTCCGCCGTATGTAATGACAGTGTGGCCCCGCATTGATGGAGCCGCAGAGTACGCACCGCCCAAAATCCCTCTCCCATACGGCCTTTTTGGTTGCCGCGGATATGGCGGTGGCCTTAGTCTCTCGATGCACGCCCCCACTCCCTTTCCAACTGCGCGTCCAGGATGCGAATTTGCAGTTTGTAGCCCTGTATGGCCTCCCGTGCGGATTCGTACACTGTCTGCGCAATATCTCTTTCCAAGCGTAGTCGGGCGATCTCCGCGTCACCACGGCAAATATCAGAGATAATAGTTACAGGCGTGCCCTCCGCCCTGGCCTCCAGAACAGCTTTTCGGAGGGCTACCCTGTAATCGCGTTCCGCCTGCGCATATGCTCTGCCGCGGGCTCCGAGCTGCCCGATTGCCTTATCCAGGAGTGCGGACTTTGCGCCGATCTCGTTTATCAGCTCATAGCCCATACAAACGCCCGCTTTCCTGTCCGGTTGTTCAGGATAGATAAACCGGAAATCCTACGGTTGTCACCATAAGCAATTTTCTCAACCGAGAAGGTGTCGAAGGTACGAAACTTCCCATTGGATTCCAGGATGTTCATTTTCTCAGAGGGTACCCAAATAAACGGGGCGGTATAAAGCTCTCTGCCAATGCCCCATCGGAACCCAGCACGTTTGAATGCGTCGCTTGCCTCCCCCTTTTTCTCGTTGCCCTCGCCGTCCTCCCTGGACTCTATTCCACAATCCCACTTCCACGTCCAGGCGTCTCCCTCACGGATGGCAATCCCACAATACAGGTTCCCTTTGATTTCCCGGTAATCGTTCGTCCAGTTTTCAGAGCCAACCGTCTCATCCAGGATATCCATATCCGTCCTGGCCGTCTTATAAAGCAGGAGAACCGCCCCATTCTTTTTGACCTGCTTGACCTTCACTTCAATGTCGGAAGCCTCCAGCAGACGGAACTTGTCCATCACTTCACCCCCACACTGCGGCCTTGCTCAATCGAGGCATATGGAACGGGCACGCCCTCCTTAATGAGCTTGCCAATGCCAGTCTTGCTGACCTCTGGTTCCTTGTACTTGACGCACTCCGCATCATAGCCGTTCTGCTCCAGCCAGCGGATCAGGGCCTCCGGATTGGACACCTGAATGGACGAGGTTTTGCGGAAAGTGACGGAGCACCTGGCCGTCTGGAACTTCTCGCCGTCTAATGCAAGGGACAGATAGGATTTCAGCCGTTCCGCCTTGTTCTCCAGGGCCTTTCTGCGCTCATTGAGCGTGTCTGCCTCCTCCTTGATTGCCTTGGCGTCGGCCATCAAATCCTTGTACCAAAGGGCCATATTCTCAATCTTAGCGTCCCGATCCATCTGGAGCGCAGCAAACGCCTCATAGTCCATTAGTTCCCCTGTCTCCGGGTCTACCAGACCTTGAATCGCCTGGTCAATTTCATACAGTGTCATTTTGTTCCTCCTTACATTTCTGGCACATTTCTTCGTTTTGGTAAAGTTCTGCTCCGCAATTTGGGCAATTCCCTGCGGTTGGATCCTGTTGCATATCCCGGTATGGTGAAAACGGAAGCCACCACTCCATATCAGGCAATCGCCGGAAGCACCGCCCGCGGGCAGCCATCCTCGCCCATATAAAGAAATCCGGTTCGGCCATCTGACAGACGGATATGTACTGTCCCGTCCAGGGCGTTAATCTCGTCGATTGGATAGCCGATATTCTCCATTGCCCAGCGCAGCAGGGCGGAAATATTTGTGGTATTCAGCATTGACTTTCCCTCCTTCGTGCCCTAAAATAAGGGCAGATGTTCTTTCTCTTGCCGCCCTCCGGTCTCGCACACCGGGGAGCGGCGCTTTTTAATATAGCTCGACTGCAAAGCCATCTTTGATGAGCTTTGGGCGCTTGCCATTTACCTGCTCCGGCCTTATCCCGAGTTTGCTGACGACGCCGGCCATCGGGATCGAAAACCCGCCGGAATATCTCGACACAGCAAAGCCTTTTTTGCTGTCGGTGAAATGGAATAGCAGATACTTTCCGGCCTTGCCGATCAGGACTCGAGGCAATATGTTGGGGATACACTTTGCGGCGGCGGAACTCACATATAGGGCGGTGTTCGGGCTTGCCAGCTTCACGTATTGCTCTGTGCCCGTCTTCTGGATTATCTCTTCGTCAGTGCCAATTTCGATAAAATCTAGGGTTTCATTCATTTTCGTTCCCTCCAGGTATTTCGATGACCGCCCACACATCGTCGATGCTCTCCGCGCCCTCCAGGCCGGTGATCTGGATGGTGAGCGGGCCGGTGGGCGTGGGGGTCGGGGTGGTGGTTGCCACCTGTGTCTCAATGGCCTGGCTCTCCGGTTCCTGGCCCCAGATGATTTCAACTAGTGCAATCAGCGCCAGCAGCAGAAAGAGATATGCAATGGTCACGATCAGTTGTTTCTTCATAGGCTGACCGCCACCAGAATAGCCAGCACCAGCGCCGCTCCGGCAACCACCGCCAGTTGTACCCGCTGGGCCATCGCCTGCGCCTGCTGTACCCGGCGGCGGTAGGCCCGGTAGCTGTATGCTTTTGCGCGCCTGTCGCGCTCGGTTTGTGCTCCCATAATTTTCACTCTCTTTCATTAGTTGAAAAGCTCTGTCTTGAAATCGCTCATTTCGCTTTGAATGGTGCTCGCCACCGCAGTCCGTATCATGTGTACGATGGTTTCGTAGTCAAAGCACGGTACGCCCTCTCGCTTGTACTTAACCAGCCCGCCGGGGCTGATCTTGTATGTAAGCGCCTTGTCCTTGACCGCAATCCCGAAGGTTGCCCGGCCCTCTCTGAGCGCCAGCCTTACCGTCTGTTCCGGCCAGTCTAAATACCGGGCCGCAACGTCCACTGGAACATTGTCATACGCTAGTATCTCAGCGTCCGTTGGGATCGGCGGCCGCGCTCTGGTTCTTGGCCTCATCGTTTTCGCCTCCCTTCTCCCCGTGGAGCCGCTCATGCTCATCCCAAGTCATCCCATAGTAAGCCCGGCATAGGTCGTCCATGACGCGGCGTGCATTTGCGAAACGGTTCTCAATCTCCCGCTTCGTGCTACTCTCGTTGAGTTGCCCATCTTTGGTCATAAAAAATCCTCCAATCTTGCCAGAGGCCGGAGGATGTGATATACTGTCTCCGATACCTCGTAGCTTCGGTACGTGGTGTCATGCCCTGGTCGGTGGTCGCACACCGGCCGGGGCGCTTATTTTTCCCTCGTGACTCCGGGGCTGGATTCGTGATTAGGTCCATTCGCGCCGATAATTAACCACTTCCTGTCGGATGATATGTCCGTCGGAATCCCATTCTTTTACGATGTCATATGATTCCACCCACCTGTTGAGGTGATTGATTATTACATGCTTGGACTCGATCATTATATTCCC